CAGACTACTTCGATCAGTTGACCGCCGAACAGGTTGTGACGCGCAAGAAAGAGGGCAAGCCCTACCGCGTCTGGGTGCTGCCCGAGAAAAAGCGAAACGAAGCGCTTGATACCTACGTCTATGCGCTGGCCGCGCGGGCTTCTATCCCCATTAGGTTGGTCGGCCCGCCGCCGCTGGCCCCTGAGGTGCCGGCCACCAGCCGGCAAGCGCCGCCGCCGCCCGCCGGGCCGTCCCCAGCCCGCCCGAAAAAGGGGGATAGCCAACTGCCCCGCCCCGATGTTATGAGTGCGCCTCGCAAGGGGCAGCGCCGCCGTCTGTTTCGGTCGCTGTTCATGGGGCGGTGAGGGCAGGCGGTGGCCACTACACAGCAGCTTCAGGCGTGGATCGCAGCACTCGATGAAGCCATGGCCAGCGGCGTGCTGCGTGCGTCCTACGATGGCAAGTCTGCCGAGTACCGTTCGCTTGACGAAATGCGCCAAGCGCGCGCTGACCTTCAGGCTCAACTCGATGGCAAGCCTAAGCGCAAGACGCTGAGGGTTGCCGCCAGCCGCGGCTACTACTCAGGCTCAGGCATCTGACCATGGCTAGCAAGACCACCCGCAAGGCAAAGGCTGTGAAGGTGCCGGCCGAGGCGAAGAAGGTCGCCCACGGTGCGCGCATGTCTTATGAGGCGGCATCGGTGCGCCGCCGCCTAGGTCACTGGCGACCCGGTAGCGAGGGGCCGAATAGGCTGGTGGCCATGGACGGCCGCAAGCTGCGCGACCGCGCGCGTGAGTTGGTGCGAAACAATCCCTACGCCGCGTCAGCCTGCGAAAGCTTTGTGGCCAACTTGGTTGGCACCGGGATCAAGCCGTCGCCCACTATCAGCGACAAGGCGCTACGCAAGGCCGTGTCGCAGGCATGGTCTGACTGGACAGATGAGGCCGACGCTGACGGCCTCTCAGATTTTTACGGCCTGCAATCGCTGGCCGGCCGCGCCATGTTTGAGGCGGGTGAGTGCTTCATCCGCTTGCGCGCGCGCCGCCCCGAGGACGGGCTGAGCGTGCCGCTACAGCTTCAGCTACTTGAAGGGGATATGTGCCCTATCGAACTGAACAAGGTCGCGGACAACGGCAATCGCATTGTCAACGGCGTGGAGTTCAACGCCATCGGCGCGCGCGTGGCCTATTGGTTTTACCGCCGCCACCCGGGTGATGGCCTTGTGTTCGATGGCAGCGATACCAACTCGCCGGTTCGCGTGCCGGCCGATCAGGTGTTGCATATCTTCCGCCCGCTTCGCCCCGGTCAGGTGCGTGGCTTGCCGTGGGTTGCGCCGGCCATGCTCAAGCTGTGGCTGCTGGACAGCTACGATGACGCTGAGTTGGAGCGCAAGAAGGTAGCTGCGCTGTTCGCCGGCTTTATCAAGGCACCCGAGGCGGTGTTCGAGGATGAGGCCCCTGAGGCGGATGACTTGCAAGACGTGCCGCAGGTGACGCTAGAGCCCGGCACGCTTCAGCAGCTTCTACCCGGTGAGGAAATTGAGTTTGCTTCGCCGGCGGACGTGGGCGGATCATACGAGGCGTTTCAGTACCGTAACCTTCTATCGATCGCTTCAGCGCTGAGCATACCCTATGCGGCCATGACGGGTGACCTGAAGAAGGCCAACTATTCGTCATCGCGCGGTGGCATCGTTGAATTTCACCGCCGCCTTGAGCAAGTGCAGCACGGCGTGATGGTCTACCAAATGTGCCGCCCCGTGCGAGCGCAATGGTTCAAGGCCGGCGTGCTGTCCGGCGCGCTGCCGGTGACCGCAACACAGTACCGCACCGCGCCACTGGATTACGTGCGCACGCGCTGGATCGCGCCAGCCTCTCAGTGGGCTGACCCGTACAAAGACACCAACGCTGAATTGATCGCCGTGCGCGCTGGCTTCAAGCCGCTCAGTGATGTGTTGGAAGCCAACGGCTACGATGCGGTTGAGGCACTTGAACGCATTGCCGCTGACGCGGCGCTGCTGGATGACTACGGGCTGGTCCTTGACAGCGATGCGCGCAAGGTCAGCAAGGCGGGGCTCACGCAAGCCCGCGCGCCCGGGTCAGTGCTGCCCGATCCGTTGCTTGAAGGCAGCGACGTGGTGCAGACGCCTGAGCGCGACGACGAAGAAGATGACCCGGCCGCCACCGCGGCCTAGCCCAACACCGAAGAAGGAGAACCCCGATGCGCAACTGGTACAGCATGAAGGCCGAAGGCGGCGTTGGCGAAATCATCATCTATGACGTTATCGGCAAGAGCTATTGGGACGATGACGCCGTGTCGGCTGAGAAGTTCAACGCCGACCTCAAGGCGCTGGGGGACGTGAGCAAGATCAAGCTGCGCGTCAACTCGCCCGGCGGCGATGTGATGGACGGCGTGGCCATCCACAACATGCTGAAGAACCACAAGGCCGATGTGGAGGCGCACATCGACGGCATCGCTGCATCTGCGGCGTCCTATGTCGTCATGGCCGCTGACAAGATCATCGCCCCGGCGAACACGTTCATGCTCATTCACGAGCCGCACGGCATTGCGTTCGGCACCAAGGCTGACATGGAGCGCGTGGCCGCCGATCTGGGGCGTATGACGGACAGCTTCACGGCCACCTATTCGTCGCGCTCGGGCCAGTCGGCCGAGGCGGTGGGCAAGTTGATGGCCGAGGACCGTCTTATGACGGCCACCGAAGCCAAAGAGCTTGGCTATGTCGATGAGGTGACGGCCGATGTGAAGATGGCCGCCAAGTTCGCTGCCCCGGCGCTGGCGTGCTTGCCCGAAAAGGCGCGCGCCACGTTCAAGGCGGCGCTGGACAAGGATGCGCCGCCGCCCGTCACCCCGCCCGCGCCGCCGGCCGCGGCGGCTGCCGCCGCCTCGCCGCCGGCCGAGACTGGCGGCAACGTGGTGAGCCTCGACGCCGCCCGCCCCAAGCTTCAGGCCGAGTTTACGGCCTACGCCGCCGAGGTGCGCGACCTGTGTGCGCTGGCCGGATACCCCGGCAAGGCGGCCGACTTCATCGCCGCCTACAAGCCTGTCGCTGAGGTGCGCACCGCGCTGGCGAAAGCCAAGGCTGACCGCGAGCCGGAAACGGTGGTGGGGCAGCATGCGGACACCGGCACCAGCGGCAGCACGGTCACCACGGCGCAAGCCAAGGCCGGCTGGGGCAAGGCGGTCAAGGCCGTCAACGCTCGCGCCGGCCTCGAAAAGGCTGAGAAGTAGGGGCGGGGGGATTTACCTCGCCACTGTAAGAGCGTAAAAGCTGCCAGATTTTCAGAGGGCGTGCCCCTCAGGAGAAAGGATCGCCAAAATGGCTGCACTGACCGAAGGCCGTCACCCGGGTGAGTTCATTCTGTCGGAAGCCAGTGGCTCCCGCTCCCGTGACAGCATCACGATCAAGACCGGCGCTGGCGTGGTCAAGGCCGGCACGGTGGTCGGCAAGATCACGGCCGATGGCAAATACTGGCCGTCGCATGACGGCATTGACACCGGCGAAGAAGGTGCGGAGACGGCCGTGGCCGTCACCATCTACGAGGTGGACGCCACCGACGCCGATCAGGCCGTGGCCGCCATCACGCGTGACGCCGAGGTGAACGGCAAAGTTCTTGAGTACGCCAGCACCGTTACCACCGACCCCGAGAAGGCGGCGAAGCACGCCGAACTGTCGGCGGTCGGCATCATCGTTCGCTGAAGCCTGCTGCTGCTGACGCCGGCCGTACTCATCTGAGACGCGCCTAACCTGAAGGATGGAGCCAAATCCAATGTTGGATATCTTCAAGCAAGACGCGTTCTCGGTCATCAACCTGACGGACGCGATCAACGATGTGAAGTTCGTGCCCGGCCGTATCGGCGCAATGGGCCTGTTCGAGGAAACCCCGGTGGACACCACCACCGTGGGCATCGAAAAGGGTGCCGAGGAACAACTGATCTTGGTGCCGCGCTCACCGCGCGGTGCGCCGGGTACCACGGTCGGCAAGGGCAAGCGCAACCTGCGCCCGTTCTACGTGCCGCACCAAGAAATCAACGATGCGGTGATGGCCGAGGAAGTGCAGGGTATCCGCGCCTTCGGTCAGGAGCGCGCCGTTGAGACGCTTCAAGGCAAGCTGGCCAGCCGCTTCCTCGACCACCAGCGCTCGTTCGCTGCCACCGAGGAATACGCCCGTATCGGTGCCATCAAGGGCATCGTGGTGTACCCGGATGACGGCAGCGACCTGAACCTGTTCGACGAGTTCGGCGTGGAGCAGGTGGCCGAACTGGCGTTCGACTTTGCGAACAAGAACAGCGGCAACCTGCGTGCGTTCATGGCGGGCATCATCCGCACCACCGGCAACGAGTTGGGCGGCCTGCCCTTCAGCGGCGTGCACGCGCTCTGCTCGGATAGCTTCTTCGATGCGCTCATCAAGAACGCCGAGGTGCGCGAAAGCTACCTCGCACAGGAGGCGGCGAGCCAACTGCGCGGCGGCTACGTGCAGAGCGGTCAAAGCTGGGGCACGTTCGAGTTCGGCGGCATCGTCTGGGAAAACTACCGCGGCGCGGTGGGCGCTACCAAGTACATCGATGACGACAAGTGCCACCTCATCCCGGTCGGCGTGCCCGGGCTTTTCCGCTCGTACCACGCGCCGGCTGACTACATCGAGACGGTCAACACCCCGGGCAAGCGCCTGTACGCCAAGCAGTACGAAATGAGCAACGGCAAGGGCGTGCACCTCGACGTGCAGATGAACGCGCTGCACATCTGCACCCGCCCGCGCGTGCTGCTGAAGGGCAAGCTGGGCGCGTAAGCCCTGCGGTGCCATGGGCCTTGACCTAAACAAGCTGGTACTAGGCCCGGCAGTCGCCATGTTCTCGCGCGCGGTTCGCATAGAGCCGCGCGCGAGAAC